CCTAAAACAGGAAGAATTGTAGATATGGCAAATAGCCCAGAAGGGCTAGATATGACTTCTATTGAGAAGATTCGTGAAGCAGTTAGTGGTGATGCTGGAAGACCTATTGTAAACATCTTTCTTAATTCAGGACCAGCAAGCACTCACAAGGCAACTACAGCACTAGTAAATGAATTTGCTAACGAACTTATTGCTAAAAAGGTTGTAACAAAACCTGAAGTAGTCGCAAAAGAGATTGAGCAGATTAAACGGCTTGGTGGGGAAGACTACATTAAAGATCTTACAATCAGTGCCAAGAATTCAGAAGACTTTGCTGGCAAGGTTATGGGATTCAAGTTTGCAAGAATGGATGTTCTTAACCAGGTTGGGGAAATTGTTAACAAAACTATTTCTGCTAAAGAAGCTGTTTCGGCAAACCCTGGAGATGCGACAGCTTCACTAGCTTACAGAGAAGGATTCATTCGCTTAAACGAATTGATGCCTAACATTCAGTCTATTCTGTTTGGCGAAAAACAACTTCGAAGCAATCTTGGGCGTGGTCTTGCAATGGCTAAGAATACGGCTTTTGACGCTAAGATGGCAGAAGAGTTTATAAACATCAGCAAGAAGTGGGCTTCTGAGCCAGCAAAGATGGGGCAATATGAAACTGCACTGGCTGAATCTATTGGCAACGGAGACGCAAAAGTTGGGCGTGAAAACTTTGAAGAAGCAATAAGAAGGTTTGCTACGATTTACAATAAACACGGAGCAGATGGCATTGTTAACCTTGCTCCAGATAAGTTTTGGATGAAGCTTCACAATGAGTGGTGGATCAATGCACTTCTTAGCGGTCCAAAAACATTTGCTGTTAATGCAATTGGTAATTTGATTTCTACTGCTTGGAAACCTATGGAATCTGCTTTGGGTTCTCAGATTGCGTTTATGAAAACAGGAAACCCAATTTTTAAAACAACTAGAAATGCGTTTTTAAGTCAATATGGAACTATGATGGATTCTGCAAAAGAAGCTTTTATCTCTGCTAACAATGCTTTTAAGACAGGTGAAAGTGCTCTTGTTCAGGGTAGAACAGCAGTTGAGCAGTACGACTCTATTATTACTAAAGAAAATTTTCAAGCCAAACTTGACGAAATTGAAGCAAAACATCCAAACGCTTCACCTCTAATCAAAGGATTAGCTAAGTATATTGTAACAGACGCAACTACAATGGTTGGCAATGCTATTCGTATGCCTTCTAAAGCCCTTCTTTGGATGGACGAATTTACTAAACATCTTAACTTTAGATCTGTAGCCAAGAGCAGGGCACTTGCTGAATCTTACGATGAAGGATGGAAGCTTGCTGGTGAAGGCAAGATCCAGCCCGAACAAGTAGATGAATGGGTCGCTCAAAATACAGACAAAAAGATTAATGACTTAGTTCTCAAAGGTGGTGGACTATATTCACTTAAGAACGTAAGAATGCGTGGTGCTCTTGAAGGAGCTAGGGCTGGAAAGAATGGAGTTGAATTAGAAGAATATATTACAGATTACGTTGCTAAAAACTATGATGAGAATAAGTCTAACCTAGCTCAATATGCTTACGGATGGGCAGAAGAAGTTACATTCACAAAGCGTGGCGAAGATAAAACAATTCAAAGGTGGATTGAAAATGGAGTAAGAGAACATCCATCTCTTAGGCTTGTTATCCCTTTTGTAACAACGCCTACAAGAATTATTAAGTTTTTTAGTCAACGTGCTTTTGGGGCTATCGGCTATGCAGAGGGCACATTAAGAGGGTTTAATAATACTCCCCTAGAAAAGCTTGCTCCTGAACTAACAAAAGCAAGACTACAAATAACAAAAGAACTTTATAGTTCAGATCCTTTTGTAAGGGCACAAGCAGAAGGAAAAGTAGCTATGGGTATTTCTGTTATGACAACGGCAGTTGGACTTTGGAGTAGTGGAAGCATTACAGGCCAAGGACCATCAGATGAAAAAGAACGTATCCTTAAACAGGCAACAGGATGGCAACCATATAGCCTTAGATTTAAAATGCCAGGTAGCGATAAGTATCAGTATGTGTCTTACCAACGCTTTGATCCGTTGGCTACATTCCTTGGAGTTGTAGCCGACTTTTCGGATAAAATTAACGAAGATAAAGTAGGAAGTAAGGATTGGATTAACTTTATGGGTTCTGCAATTGGGACAGCACTAAGCAAGAACATCACAAGCAAAAGCTACCTTACTGGTATTGAGCAGATAATGGACGCAGTTAACCAACCCGACAGAAAGATGTCTCAATTTATAAGCACAAGGCTTGGTTCTCTCGTTGTTCCTAGTCTTGTTTCTCAGGTTGTGCCTTCTGGTGATCCTCTAATGCGAGAAGCAAGGACGTTCTTAGATATGTTCACAAAAAGGATTCCTGGGCTGAGCGACAAACTTGAGCCTAAGCGGAACATCCTTGGTGAACCTATTAAACGTCAGGACGCTATCGGACCAGACTTTATTAGCCCCTTATTCTATAGTGAGCAGAAAAAAGACAGGGTTATGGATGAACTGGCCAACTTAAGGTATTCCTTCAGTATGCCTCCAGTTGTAGAAAGCGGTGGAGTAGACCTAAGCAAGTATAGGAATGGTCAAGGTCAGACCGCTTACGACAGGTATATCGAGCTAACAGGCCAGGTTAAGCTGGGCAACAAAGACCTTCGCCAAGCCCTAAACAGGCTTGTTACTTCTCCGCAGTACCTTGCTCTGCCTTCCGATCAAGTTGAAGGATTGGATAGTCCAAGAGTCAATGAACTAAAGAAAGTTATTGGTAAGTATCGGGCTACAGCTAAAGAAAAGATGTTAAAGGAATACCCAGAACTATACAGCCATAGGGTTCTTCGGGATAAACTAGTAATGGCTAGAAGACAAGGAAAGGTGCTTGAAGCTCAAGAAGTATTGAGTGAATTGCAGAATGTGCGATGAGTAGTGAATTACATAGAAGTTTAGGAAAAATGGAAGGTATGCTTTCAGAGGTTCTAACAAATCAAAAAGAATTTAAGCTTACGTTTGAAAAGCACGACACACGACTTCGTGTTATCGAGGGTAACTATATGAAGTGGCTTGGGATTGTAACAGCTATAACCTTTGCCTTTACTACGCTTTGGGAAACAATAAAAAATAAAATTTTTGGTCCATAACGTGAAAATTGAACTAAAGAAAAAGCTAGAAGACCTGCACGAACTAGTAGCCGATACCCTGCTAGATCGCATTAACAATGGGGAAGCAACGCCAGCCGATCTTAATGTCGCAAGACAATTCTTGAAAGATAATGGAATAGATGCTATGCCAGAAAAGAGTTCACCTATGTTTAACCTAGCCCTAGCCCTTCCTTTTCAAGACCAAGGCAAGCCCCTTGAGATTAAGGGTGTTAATGTTAAACAAGCAGAAGCTTTGCCGTTTGAAAGGGCAGGGTAAGTTTATGTGTATGCCAGGATTCAAATACAATCCTAACGGATACACTCCAAGAGATTATGCTAAAGAAGGCTATATAAACAAAGGACCAGGGCTTTTTGGTCTTACTAGATGGGAAAAACCAGAAACTCAATCTTCTCCTGCTTCTCAACCTTCTTCTATGCCTCAAAGTTCAGCAAACTCATTTATGCCAGCATATTCTGACGGACAGCAACCAATGGCTCAGCAACAGATACAACCTGCCTCAATGCCTAGAGCAACCACAGGAAGGTTTAGCTTTAACCAGGGAAACTTTAGGATTGGCGAGTCTACTATGAATTCTTCTGATTCTGGTCTTAACATATGAGAGACTACGCTAAAGAATACCGAGACTACCAGGGAACGTCTGCCCAAATCAAACGTAGGGCTAGACGCAATATGGCTAGAAGGCTTATGATCCGAAAGTACGGAAAAGCACGACTCCGCAACAAAGATGTTGACCATAAGGATGGTAACCCACTTAATAACTCATTTAGTAACCTTAAGATTATGTCTAAGTCAAAGAATAGGGCTAAGCACTAGTTTTTTGTTTATAGTCAGTTATTTAAGCGGGGTATATGCGTGATAAAAGCTAGGCTGGGGGACGGCACTAGGGGGTGGTGGTGGTTAACCTCAAGAAATGATCTAATAATCAACAAGTTAACCTTGATTAATGAACAGGTTTTCTTTATGTTTTACATTGTTGTACAGAGAGGGTTTTCTTTTTTATTTAAGTTGCTTAATAGTTCACTAGGTTAAATATGAACATAGTATTCCTTCCTATTGAACGATGGGTTCAAACCCCAAAAGGTGAAGGCATTTGGCTTGCAATAATAGACTATGGGCCAAGTCAAAATCCTGTTTACCTAGTAGAATTAAATGACACAGGTGATCATATTTGTGTAGATATGAGTGAGATAAGAGGAACAGAGAACTTAACATACGGAATACATAGACCAGAAAAACCAAGGAGAAAAATGGAAGATGACTCTTAATGAAATGGAAGCAACGTGTGCCTTATGGGCTAATGACGGAGACGTTTCAAAGTGCGGAGATTGGTTTATTTGTCCAGAACCTGAAGAAGAGTTTGACGATTACTGCCTCATTTATTACAAAGCTTCTAATGGACATCAATACGGAACACATCTATCTGATGTCCGTTTAATTCATCCATCAAAAGGTGCTGTGTATCCGCTATGCAACAAATTGATCCAAGACTAAAAGACTTCAGGAACTTCCTTTATATTGTTTGGAAGCACCTAAACCTTCCTGACCCCACTCCGCTTCAATATGACATTGCCCAAAGAATGGAAGTTGGACCTGACAGGCAGATTGTAGAAGCCTTTCGAGGAGTAGGAAAAAGCTGGATTGCTTCTGCGTTTGTTTGTCACCAACTCCTGGTAGACCCAACCAAGAACATCCTTGTAGTATCGGCAAGCAAGAACAGGGCAAGCGACTTCACTACGTTTACCCTAAGACTAATCAATGAGATACCAGTTCTAAACCATCTTGTCCCAAGGGAAGAACAACGTAATTCCAAGGAAAGCTTTGACGTTGGACCTGCACCAGCTAGTCACGCCCCCTCAGTAAAAAGTGTTGGTATCACAGGGCAGATCACTGGTAGCCGAGCCGACATTGTGATTGCTGACGATATTGAAACCAGTGGCAATAGTCAGACTGAGCTTATGCGGATTAAGCTTGCTGAATCAGTCAAAGAGTTTGATGCCGTTATCAAACCCAATGGGAGAATCATCTTTCTGGGCACTCCGCAAACTGAGAATAGCCTTTACGAAAAGCTAGAGGGCAGAGGCTATATGGCTCGAATCTGGCCAGTACGAATTCCCAGCGAAGAACAAAGAGTACGTTATGGCGTACGTCTTTCTCCCTACATATCCTCATCTAATGGGCAAAGTGGAACGACAACTGAACCTACACGCTTCACCGATGAAGATCTTATAATCCGAGAATCGAGCTACGGACGAAGCGGGTTTGCGTTGCAGTTTATGCTCGACCCAAGACTTTCAGATGCTAACCGCTACCCGCTAAAACTAAGCGATCTTATTGTTCACTCTCTCGATCCTAAACGTGGTCCAAGTCACCTAGTTTGGAGTAATGCCCCAGATTGCAGAGTTAACGATCTACCTAATGTTGGCTTTGACGGAGACGCTTATTATCGTCCTATGCAAGTCTCCTCTGAGTTCTCCGAATACCAAGGGTGCGTTATCGCAATCGATCCGTCAGGTAGAGGCAAAGACGAAACATCCTATGCCATCGTAAAGTGTCTTCACGGACAACTCTTCCTGGTTGACATAGGCGGGTTTAGGTCTGGCTATACAATGGAGACGCTGGAAACAATCGTGCGTCAAGCCAAGCTACACGGATGTAACTACGCAATCTACGAAGCAAACTTTGGTGACGGAATGTTTGGTGAGCTTATCAAACCTGTATTCGGCAGAATCCATCCCTGCACCATTGAAGAGGTACGCCACTCCACGCAAAAGGAGAAGCGAATCATCGACACTCTTGAGCCTGTAATGAACCAACACAGACTTATCGTTGACCCAAAGGTAATAGAAAAGGATTTCCAAAGCATTGAAGGGGATGGTGAGACTTTAGCTAGATATAGACTATTTTATCAGATGAGTAGGCTTACCAGGGATAAGGGTAGCCTTGCTCAGGACGATAGATTGGATGCCCTAGCGATTGCCGTAAGCTACTGGGTACAAGCTATGGCTAGAGATACCGAACTAGCCCACAAACAACACAAAGATGAATTGTTCCAAAAAGAGCTAGACAAATTTATGGAATCAGCTATTGGTAGTCGTTCTAAACAAAGAAACTGGCTAGACCTATGAACCTCGAACCATCCAAGTACGATCTCCGCAATATTAGCCCATTTCTTCCCAAGGGTACTAAAACAGGCTTTATAAGCCCTAAATTTGGGCCTGGGATGCCCCTACAAGGGCCGATGAATGTTAGCCAAGGGGTAGATACCCCCCAACCGCTACAAACCGCTAATAAGGGTGGTTCAACCTCAGAAGTACAACCAAGTACCGAAAAACTGGCACTTGAGATTCCCTCTATGGAGCTTGGTGGTGGTGTCCGTACTGCCCCTGTGCGTATGGAACTTGCCCCTATCGCTCCTAAAAAACCTACTAGTAAGCAGAAGTAATTCTAGCCTTTTAGCATCTACCTCCGTGTCTCTCTCCCTAGATCCCACTATTGTGGATCGCATTATGAAGTCTGAAGGAGGCTTTACCATTCAGTCAGGCAAAAAGGAATACTTCGGCTTTAGGGAAGACCATAAGGACTTCCCATCTATCCATAAGCTTGTACGTGCTCACGGAATAGACTCCAAAGAGGTTAAGAACCGCATATCCGAACTTCTTAACGAAAGAGCTATTAATGCTGGAGCTATCCTGTTTTCTAACCCTGGAATCCAAGCTAGTATTATGAGTGTTGCTCATCTTAGGGGTGAAGGTGGATGTAGGGCTATTCTTAATTCAATTGCTGGTATGCCAATTGAAACATCATCTAAAGACATCAAACCCCAAACCATAGACATCATCAATAAGATGACTAATTTAGAATTCCAAAACAAGCTTAGGGAAGTTAGGGAGGAATATGATAAAAAGACCTACGGCAATAAGATCGACACTATTGTAGTAAAGGGAACAATTGTAAAAGGCAATTGGTGGGCTTTATTTGGTAGTGGGCTTAAAAGAAGGTACGACAGGGAAAGACAAGAGTTCTTGGCTTTAGCTTAAAAAGTCTTATCTATTATTGTTAAGTTAAAGTATACCTTAAGTATACCTAAAGATAAGCTTGTGGTTAACCTAAGGTTTAGCTTTAGGTTATGTTAAGGATAAGCTTTAAGATTATATAATATATATACTATATAATATATTAATAAGATAATATATAAGTAAACTGATTAGTATACTTGAAGTTAACTTAAAGCTAACTTGTAGTATACATATAGATAATAATAAGAGATGTCAAGACAAATCTACTTATAGACTTAAGGTGAGTCAGGATTCCAGGTAGATTATGTATTTATAGAATATGGTTAAAGCTTATGGAACATATAAACATTAGAAGTTCCTTATGATTGGGTTCTCCTACCCTGTTCTATCTGCGTAGCGGTTTAAGGGTTATCCGTTCTCCTCCTTACAAAACCCTTTTTTACTTTTTGGTAGAAAATTTCGAAAGGCTTTATATACGCACAAGTTTTCGTGTTTCCCCCCCTTGCCCCCCCCTTTCGCTCAGATTGTGGGGATTCTAAAGCGGAAAAGAAAGCAAACCAAGGGAAAAGACTAGGGAAAGCAAGGCATAGAAGGAGTATAGAATAGCCAAAGGGTTGACCTTCACTCTTTTTGATTAGTCTATTAATCTAATTGAATGCGGATCTTTTTGGGATCTGCTCCATTCAGCATTAAAACATTTTTAAAGGGATCTGATTAAACTCCCTTTAATTTGAGTTTATTTGATGCCTTGAAACTTTTTTTTTTAAACTCATTTTAAAAAGCTTTTCCTATCCTGTTCTAAAAACTTTCTTTTTTCTTTTCATTTCCCTTTTCATTCCAAAAAACTATCATCGACTATCATTTTAAAACGTCTTTAAATAAATATCATCGACTATCACGATCCTATTAGTTTTTAATCTCCCTTTAATTAGCCTTACTAATAACTATAAATACCCCATTGACTATTTATAATGTTCTGTTACTTTCACTTTATGAATCAAACCTTCATCGACTCAGGCACACTTGCGAATGCCGTTGCACTCGCTTTTCCCTTGGGGATTGTATTCGGTATCCTCATTGCGAAATTAAAATAAACCGAAAACTAAAAAGGAGAATAGATAGAATATGAAAAACAAAAAAATAAACAAAATGAAACGATTCGAGCTTAGAAATAAACTCGATTTGCTTATGGTAAAGAACCAGCACACGTCAAAGTATGGCATTGAAATCGTAAACGAATTGAACAGGAGAATGAAATAAAATGAACATAATAATTCAAGATACCCTGAACCAGCGTGGACGATTTGAACAAACTACCACCCCACGTTTCAACAACATTCGGACAGCAGACGTGATGAACCAATTCGAAGGCTTGGGGTGGAAACCCTTTGCATCTTCTCAAGTTCGTTCACGTGACGTGCAACGCCGAGCCTTTGCAAAGCACTTTGTGAGCTTGGCGAGAGTTGGAGAAGAGAAGACGCTAGGCGAGTATCTCCCCCGAATTAACCTAAGAAACGCAAACGATGGCTCAGCGTCCTTTGAGTTATTCGCAGGATTTTACCGCTTAATATGCACTAATGGTTTGATGGTAGGTTCGCAGTACTCATCTATTCGAATTCGTCATTCGCTATCATTAAACAAGCTTGGGGAAGCTTTGGGGGAAGCCGTTGCACACACTGAAACGGATCTTCAACGCTCCTCCCTAGTGATTAAAGAGTGGCAAGGCATCACCCTTAACGACTCCCAACAACGCAACCTCGCAGGGTTTGCCGTTGGCCTACGTTGGCGGGAGTACTTTGGCGGGGATAACTTCACCAAGACTTCCCAACGCTTAGAAGAGGCGGGGGTAGGGGTGGAGTTTATGCGGGAAGAGTTCACCCGCAGAATTGACGAGCTTGTGAAGGTAAGGCGAACCGAAGACGCTTCACCAAGCCTTTGGCACGTCTTTAACCGCATTCAGGAAAACGTGATTCGGGGAGGGTATAGCGTGAATATGCCCCGCCGAACTTCTCAGGGGATTGACATTCGCCCCCGCAGAATGCGAACTATTAACAGCATTGCCCAAAGCATCGACATAAACCGCAAACTTTGGGACGCAACCGAAGCAATCCAAAGGGGGGAAACGCTTCCCTTGCTAGTTAGCTAGTCACCCAGGGGAGGCGGGGGAGTTCAACCCTTACCCGCCTTTCCACTATAAAAAGGAGAATTTTTAAAATGAGTACTAAAAAACTATCATCGACTATCATTTCAACACGTGGGGCAATGAATGAGGAAAAAGCCCTTCAGATTACAGGGGGGCTTTCCTCCCCTTCTAAAATGCCTTGCAAGGCTTATAGCATCCCCGCCAAACATTGCAAAGTTGGGGCAAAGCTTAGAAAGATTTTAAATTCAACCTGTAGGATCTGCTACGCTTTCAGGAATAACTTTAATTATCCAAACGTAGTTAATGCGATGGCTAGGCGTTTCAAAGCGATTAAGCACAAACGTTGGGTAGAAGCTATGATTTACCTTATAAAGTGCGATGGGAATCAGTTTTTCCGTTGGCACGATTCGGGGGATCTTCAGAGCTTCGAGCACTTAGACAGGATCTGTCAAATTGCTACTCTTCTCCCTAACGTTTCGTTTTGGCTACCTAGTCGAGAATATAAGCTTATCGGGGATTATATAGCACAGGGTGGAAGCATCCCCCCGAATCTTACTATTCGCCTTTCAGCATATATGATCGATGGGGAACTTCCCCTAACGATTGCCGACAAGCTTGGGGCAGTAGTATCGGGGGTGACTAGGCTCGAAGGAGTGGCAACCTGCCCCGCCCCTAAGCAGGGGCACAAGTGTATGGATTGTCGCAAGTGTTGGGACAAGCGGGAAAGGATCGTTATTTATGGGGCACACTAAAAAAACGATATTCTTTTACCTGTTCCTGTATGCCTTGCTGTTCACCCTTGCAACGCTTTCAGCAATCAGAAAATAAAATGAAACTAAAAACAAACAAACGCAAACCTAACCCCCAACCGAAAGGAGGGGGAAAGGTGATAGTTAAGTGTAAGTGTAAGTGCAACTCTGAGGAGAAAGGGGAACGTGTGTTCCTCGTTAGAGTTCAATACATAAACCAACAGGAGGAAACCAAATGACAATAGACGGAAAGACGAAACAGGAGGTTAGACTAAAGGCAGACATTAGTCTGATTATTAAAGCACACCATACGGAACAGGACATTAGAGAGATCCTTATGCGGGGTATCTGTAATGCGTTCCCAAACAATCCACTACAGGTGAATGAATTAATGTTCGCAGAGGAGCGAGACATTCATTTCGATGCTCACCAAGTTAAGTGGACAAACATAACCGAAGAATATAAGGAGAAAAACGAAAGATAATGAAAACCAAACTAAAATACTACATAGCAGAAGTTGAAGAACAGCAGGGGGAATATACCCACACGACTAAGTACCTGTTCAAAACGGAAGGTGATCCGTTTAAGTATGCGGAGAATACTTCCAAAACTTGGTACGGAGATGAAGAAGCGGAGAAAGATGAAAACTCAGATGGGTACTGGCAGAATGGTGAAATTCTCTCTTCAGTTGGAGAGGTGAAAGAAGTTTCACTCGAACATTATAACGTATTAAAGAAGTACCTAAGCGTACTTTAATAAAAAGGAGAATATAAAAATGAGTATGAAAGAAAGAAAAATAATGGTTGGCAGAATAGAAAGCTGGCTCGAAAGCGATCCAGAATCGGCGGTCGACATATTGGCTCAGCTTGTAATGGGTGATTATACCATTGCCAATATGAAACTAGACATAAAAAGGCACGAATTAGTTCGAGAATATGAGAAGGAGGAAACCAAATGAATAAACCAGATATTCTAAAAGAAGCTTGTGGGCACTACCTTTCAAGTTGGGATGAAGAGAAGTACACCACAGGTGAACAGATTGTGGAGGCACTTGAAGATTGCGGGTCAGATATTCCAGATGATATTGAGGCTTGGCAACCCTTTGAAACCTACCCGCCCGATGAGATTGCCGAGATGATTACACACCTAAGCGTAACATATAACACTATGTTTGACTTGGGGGTGGAATACGCAACGAAGAATAAGGAGGAAACCAAATGAATACCTGCACAACCTGTAATGGATCGGGATTAGATATTAAAAACACTTGGCCAAATGGAATGCCTTCCCATTGCGAAAAATGCGATGGATATGGGGAGGTACTGAAATGAGAAAGCCAAAGCCTAGCATTGACGATTACATCCCAATCTACCGAGAAGAGGGTAATATTGCGTTCGAAACTTACGATGAAGATCTTGATTTTGTGAGAAGCCAAAATCCTAATCATATTTGGACGTTAGTGGACGATGATAACGGAGTGCCCACAATTGTGGCAGGGTTTCACTTTGTCAACCGCATCCACTACATAATCACGATTAAGCCGTGGACTGACGAGAACCTTGCGTTCAAGTACGTTGACTAATTAAAGTAAGCCTAAAGCATTTGAGGGTTCGATCCCCTCAGATGCGGATTGTATAAAGTATAATTTATGATAGTTAAGTGTTCTTTAAGTGTCTTATGAATGCAGAATATTATGAACAGAATATGGATGAAGCACCTTCGTGCGGAATCTGTGATGTCAATATGAGGAAGAAAATGACAAAGAAAACTCAAGACACTGCTTCTGCTTTATACGCTGAAACTGCTGACTTTGATTGTATATGCGACACCTGCTGGCCTCATTACATTGTGGCAAGTATGGCATTGGCAAAAGTGTTGGGTAGCCAAGTGGCAAGAGCAAAGAGAGGACAATTATGAAACTAGATTTGAAACTGATTGAAGAAGCTAAACTGGAGATAGCAAAGCTAAAGGATTTAAGTGCCCTTTCCTATCCAGAAGAAGTAAGGGCTGAAGAAGGAGAATTCTGTATGACCTTTGGGTTTAATATCTCAAAGGAACAGGACGCTTGGCTTACGCAGAAGGCTAAGCAATACACAAGAGGAAAGAAGAGTGCGTTCTTTAGGACGTTACTTGACACTCTTATGCAATTAGATAAACCAAACAAACTACGAGGAGGTAGGAGATGAACGATAAACAGGTGACTTGGGCTGAGCTACAAAGCTTGGCCTTGAACAGGCTATGGAAGGGAACAAAGAGTGAGGCTACTGCTTCAGTCAACACGGCTTCTGCTGTTGCATTCTTTGGTGGGGATACTCCGCTAAAGGATTTAAGTGTTCAGCAGATTGATGCCTATGTGGAAAGCTTACAGACCAAACAGAATACCAATGGCACGATTAACAGAAAGCTTTCGGCATTATCAAAGATGCTCCGTTTTGCACTTGAGCGTGAATTTATCACGAAAATTCCACGCATTGAGAAAAAAAAGGAAGCTACTGGCAGAATACGTTGGCTCACCAAGGGCGAGGAACAGACTCTTGTTGAGTATTTTTATAAAGCCAATCGGGTGGATGTTGGTACGCTTATTGTGTTTCTTTTGGATACAGGGGCGAGAGCAGGGGAAGCATTAAGTGTAACCTGGAAGGACATTAAGAATAGTACGGCAACCTTCTGGGATACTAAAAACGGAAGCCCAAGGTCAGTTCCCTTAACAAAGCGGTTGGTAGCCTTGTTGGATGGTTCTGCCAATCCAGAGAGTACTGAGCGAGTGTTTAAGACCATTACCTACGCTGAGCTACATTACCTCTGGCAGAAGGCTAAGAAAGCTATTGGCTTTGAGGCAGACGATCAGTTTGTTCCCCATTGTCTAAGGCATACGTGTGCTTCTAGGCTTGCACAGGCAGGTGTTCCTATAGTAACTATTAAGGAGTTTATGGGACATAAGAATATACAGGTAACGATGAGGTATGCTCACCTTTCGCCCAATCAGTTGGACAGGGCAAGGGAGGCTTTAGAGATGGTATGAGTTTACTTAGGGAACGGATACAGGAACAGCACGATTACAAGCCTCTGCTCTTTGCTGATGGATTTGATGAAGCAATCCTCGGTGTAGGGTGGAGTTTTGATAAGCCTTTATCCGTAGCCTACGATAAGCATAAGTGTATTAAGATTCTTATGAAAAGAGATAAGATGAGTCGTACAGACGCTGAAGAATACTTCTCTTTTAATGTAGAAGGAGCTTATGTGGGAGAGGCAACTCCTGTATTTGTGGAGCTACTAAAATGACCTTAGATATTAAGTGTACGTTTGAGCACTGCACTTACTCATCCTTTTGCACTAGATTCACTTTAGATAAAGGTTCAATTGAGGCTTACTTTGCGATGCGTCCTCCAGTAAACGAGGAATTTAAGTGTGTTATGTTTGAGCCTAATTCTGGGTTAGCTAAACGAATCTTTAAGCAATCCCAAACTCCACTTCCCTCTGACGTAGAAGTTATCGCTCCTTAAGTAAAAAGAGGATGAGCTTACGCCAAGAAGATTTGGATAAGGAGATGGTGTCTGGTGGGGTGGTTCGGCACAACGAAAGCAGAGCTAAGTATATCCACAAGCAGAACGAAACGGCTCGACCTGCGGTGAACAGGCTTCTATCTGGGTGTATTGATCTGTATGCCCATTCGATAAGCAGGTGGGCAGTTAGGGCTAAAAAGATACCTGGAGCTAGGCACACTGCCGTAAAGCATATTGGAAAGCTAAAGCCCAACGTTGTGGCATTCATCTCGGCTAAGACCATATTGAATGCGGTGTCTACTCAGAAGCCTTACACCAGGGTTTGCATAAAGATTGGTGAAGCGATTGAAGCTGAAATTAACTTTAAGAAACTAGAGAAGCACAACCCAACCTATGCTGAGCGATCTAAGCAAAGGCTGATGAAAACCAAGGTTGGCTACGAGTTTAGAAAGCGATGTGCCTTTAGTACTATGAAAAGTATTGGGCTTAAAGTTAAGTATCTTACGCCTACTGAGAGACTCCATATCGGCTCGGTGTGCCTTGGTTTGTTTATTGAAAGCACTAACCTAGTTAAGATCCACAAGCGGTGGGAATCGCCAAAGCGGTGGGTAAACATAGTCATAGCTACAGATGAGTGTATGCAGTGGATCACTCGCTACGAGGAATCTAAAGCGTTCCTAAACCCTAGAAAACTTCCATCTCTTGAAGTGCCCCTAGCTTGGATAAAGGAACGTAGTGTTGGGGGCTACAGGGACAAGCAACTTGAGTACTCTTTTATTAAGACAAGGAACAAAGAGTCTTTAGATCATATCGTAAAGAACACTAAGGATGAGGTGTTCAATGCGGTTAACAATATGCAAAGCACTTCTTGGCGGGTGAACAGGTGGATCTTTGAAGTGATGCAAAGCTTTTGGAAGAATGGAATCGATGATGGCAAGGAAGTACCTATGAACAAGTTGTTGACAATTCCTTCCAAGCCTAAACCTGGAGCTACAAAGGAAGAGATCAAAGCCTATAGCAGACAGACCGCTTACGCCTATTCAAAGAATGCTCAGTACAGAAGCCAACGTTTAGCTTTAGCTCAAACTCTATACACGGCTGAAAAGCTTTTGAATGAGGTAGGCTTTTACTTCCCCTGCCAGTTAGATTTTAGAGGCAGAGTTTACTACGTTCCAGACGCACTTACCCCACAAGGTTCGGACTATGCTAAGGCACTGCTAGAGTTTACCAAGGGGGTGGGTATAAAGATGGAGCAAGACCTTATGCCCCTTGTTAGGTACGGCTTTAAGCTGTTTGGGAATAAGGGTGATGATAACGAGGCTTTGCATTGGGCTAAGACAAACGATCTTAAAATTAAAAGAAGCGTAGATGAGCCTTGGAATTCCAGGTGGTGGCAAGAAGCAAAAGAACCTTGGCAGTTCCTTAGATGGTGCAAGGAGTACAACGATGCCCACACTCAGCCTAATTTTCAAAGCCATCTTCCAATTACTTTAGATTGCACTGCTAGTGGGCTACAGATTCTTGCCCTTCTCACAGGGGATGAGACAAGTGCGGAGCACGTTAACCTAGTACAAAAAGAACATCCCTCAGACATTTATGGCAAGGTGCTTGGAGAGTTAAACATACTTGTAAGGGAAGACCAAAGCGACTACGGAAAGTTCTGGGCATCCAAAACTTTGGACAGAGAGTTGACCAAGCCTGTTTGTATGACTCTTCCGTATGGTGCTACGCTTTATGGGATACGTGCAGGTATTGAGGCGTGGTACAGGGACAAGTACAAAGTAGTGCCAAAGGATATGCCAGACTTTTGGAAAGGCACAATGTATCTAGCCAAGAAAGCTGTTGAAGCTGTTGAAAAGTTCCTACCAAAGGGAAAGCTATGTATGCAGTGGATCACGGATGTAGCTACACCAGTAGCAAAGGCTAACAAACCAGTGTGCTGGACTTCGCCTAGTGGGATGCTTGTGGTTCAGCCCTATATGGCAAGCAGTGGACTCATCGTTAAGACAAGCCTCCTGGGTAAGTTGCGATACATAATGCTACAAAAAGAAAACCACAAAAAGGTTCACCTATCCAAGCAACGTCTTTCGGTAGCTCCTAACTTCATCCATAGTATTGACGCAAGCATTCTTCATCTTGCCCTATGCGAATTCGAAGGAAGCGTTGTAGGTGTTCACGATTGTTTTGGAACGCACGTAACGGATCTTTCGGAGTTGGCAGAAAAGATAAAGCTTGCAATGCTCAACATTTTCAAGGTGGATCGGCTTCTGGAATACAAGCAAACTATTAGCCAGCTTGATCCTTCTAGTAGTTTTCCTAATAGTTTTAACAGGGGTGGGTTCGACACTGGACAACTGCTTTCGGCTAACTATTTATTTGTGTGATGAAACACAAACAAGACAACTTCCCCTCTGAAGACGGAGGAATCCACAACACAACTTTTACCCATATAGAGAAGTACGAGGGTTTACCTGCAAAGCGAACACTCATTCAGACTGATGCTAGTTCGCTTCCAGACTTGCTTGCTACTTGCCAGACGTTTCTTTACGCAAGCGGGTTTCGTTGGCCAAAGAATCACGTACTACAATTTGCCCCAACCGACAATTTTCCAAGAGAGATCTTGGATGATGCAGATACTGAAGTGTCTGTAAACTAAACTAAAAAGGAGATACCCAAATGAATGACAGAATCATAAAGCTTGTCTCACCTAAAGGTGTAGCAAGTTATCCAAAGCTAAATGAACCAGATACCAAATTCAAACCAGACGGAGAGTACTCGGTCAGTTTGATTTGTGAACCACACGAAGTCAAAGAATTCCAAGACTCAGTTAAATCTTGCGTCAAGGAGTACTACAAGAACCAGTGCCAGTTACTGAAGAAGAAAGAGCTTAAGCTTGCTGAGCTTCCTATTCGTGAAGATGCTGACAAGGAAGGCAACAAGACAGGCAAGGTGCGTATTAAGTTCACTCTCTCTGCCAAGATCAAAAGCAAGAAGACAGGCAAAGAATGGGAGCAACGACCTGCAATCTTTGACACTAAGGGAAAGATTATCTCTGAGCGTGTTGGAGGTGGAAGCATACTAAAGGTAGCGTGTGAGGTGTTCCCCTGGTACACCCCTGCTCTTGGTGTTGGTGCAAGCCTCCGTTGCAAAGCGGTACAGGTTATCGATCTTAAATCCCCAAGTGGAGTTGCAAATGCGGAAGCGTTTGGCTTTACGGCTGAAGAAGAAGGATTTGTATCTGGTGGCGAAAGCATTCCAGAGAACATCTTTACAAGTGATTCTGATGCCAAGGGAAGTAGTGACTTCTAAGAAACCTAAGTATCGTTCTCGGCTGGAACAAGACATTGCCTCTCACCTCGAAAGGGTGGGAGCAGTGTTTGAATATGAATCCATCCGTTTGCCCTACACTAGGGAGTGCGTTTACACTCCAGATTTCATACTGCCGAATGGAATTATTGTAGAGGCAAAGGGGTGGTTTCGCTCTTCAGATAGGAGCAAGCTTGTTTTAGTCAAGAAGACTCTTCCTACGATTGATATTAGGATTGTCTTTCAGCGGTCAGGGAACAGGCTTAACAAACAAACAAAAACAACTTACGCAGAATGGGCTAACAAGAATGGCTTTCCTCACGCAGAGGGAAGGATTCCAGAAGGTTGGCTAAAGGAGAACAATGCAACTAAAGAATTTGAAAAGCTTTTTAAACAGCTTCGAAGAAAAGTTCGGGGCAAAACTTAAACGTGTAGGGGTAAACCAAGAATCATTTAAGGAGTTTGAAAAGGAGCTAGAGGATACTGCTCCAGTTCGATATACCGCTTGCTATGATAATGGCATAGGTAGGATTAATGTTTTGGGCGTTGAAGTGTTCGAGAGTAAATGAGTAATTTCGTTTGTCACGAACCTTGCCCCAAGTGTGGCAGTTCCGATGCCTTGTCTAGATATGACGATGGACACGGATATTGCTTTTCTTGCAGAAACTATGAAAAGGGGAGTGCGGTAGAACAACAAAGGAGGATTATAAATATGTTGCCACAGGAAGCGTTTGTAGAGGGGGAAGTAACTGATCTTACTAAGAGGTGTATAACTAGCGATACTTGTAAACGTTGGGATTATAGAGTGGGCTACTACAATGGTAGGCCAGTTCATATCTCGAACTACAAGGACTTGGACGGAAAAGTGATTGCCCAAAAGCTTCGCTTTCCTAATAAGGATTTTAAGATTCTTGGGGATGCCAACAGGATGGGGCTATATGGGATGCACCTATGGAAGGGTAACTTTAAAATGGTCACAATCACTGAAGGGGAGATTGATGCTCTTTCAGTAAGCCAACTCCACCAGAACAAATGGCCAGTAGTCTCAGTGCCTAATGGTGCTCAAGGTGCTCTTAAGGCAGTAGCAAAAAATCTTGAATGGCTAGAGCAATTCGAGGTTGTGGTGTTTATGTTTGATAACGATGAGCCAGGTATAAAGGCTTCTAAAGAATGTTGTGCTTTGCTCTCTCCCAATAAGGCAAGGATTGCTTACCTTCCTATGAAGGATGCAAATGATATGCTTGTTGCTGGTAAGGGCACAGAGGTTATCGATGCAATGTGGAGGGCTAAGGAATATCGTCCAGATGGTATCGTAGGTGGTAATGATCTTTGGGATTACATAACCAAGATTGACCTACAGGAAGCAGTTCCTTACCCCTACGAGGGGCTTACTAAAATGACACACGGCTTGCGTAAGGGTGAGCTTGTAACTATCACCGCTGGGTCAGGCATAGGTAAGAGTCAATTCTGTAGGGAGCTAAGCCATCATCTACTACGCAATGGACAAAGCGTAGGCTACATAGCTCTTGAGGAATCGGTACGTAGAACAACTTTAGGCATCCTGGGGATTGAGATGTCCACCCCACTTCACCTACGCAAGGACGTAAATGAGAAAGAGCTTAAGGAAGCTTTTGATTCTTGCTTAGCTTCTGGAAAGTTCTTTACCTACGACCACTTTGGTTCGATGGATTCAAACAACCTTATGAACAGGATTCGGTATATGGCTAAGGGTTGTGGGTGCGGTTGGATCATCCTAGACCACTTGAGCATAGTTGTTTCTGGAATGGGGGATGGGGATGAACGTAGGCTTATTGATAACACAATGACTAAGCTACGCTCCCTAGTTGAGGAATTAAAGGTAGGTATGATTATTGTATCCCATTTAAAGCGTCCAGAAGGCAGAGGACACGAAGAAGGGGCTACTACTTCACTTAGCCAACTCCGTGGATCTGCTGGAATAGCTCAATTAAGCGATATGGTGCTAGGGCTGGAACGTAACCAGCAAGACGATACCACAAGGAACAGAACAATTGTTCGAATCCTAAAGAATCGCTTTACAGGGGAAACAGGCATTGCCTCTTACCTAGAGTACGATGCCCAACGAGGGAGGCTTACTGATATGGGTGAACCTCCAGTTGACCTACCAGAGGAATTACAATGAAGATTAAATCAATTAGAAGTAGCACACAATGGGCAATAGACCTGCTTGAAAGAGCAAGCCAAAATTTGGCAAAGATGAAGGATAACTCTGACCATTGCCAAGCCATAAAGTTAAGGGTTATAAAAACGCAAGTTGACACGGCATTATTGATTGCAAGAGAAACGACAAATTGTTACACTAATCGCAAGGTGGAGGAGAAAAAGAAATGAACGAACTTATATTTGATATTGAGTCGGATGGTTTGCTTGACGAAACAAAGGTAATCCATTGCCTTGTCATTCACGACACCAAAACAGGTGAGACTACTAGGTACAACAATGAGCCTAATTGCAAGCCTATCCAAGAGGGAGTAGATCGTTTAGTTAACGCAAGCAAGGATGAGTATATTCTGGTTGGGCATAATATTGTGGGCTTTGACATTCCAGTAATTCACAAGTTATTTGCTGTTTACCCACAGGCTTCTCTTAGGGATACCCTTGTTTGTACTCGCCTTATCTGGTCAGACCTTCGAGAGAGAGACTTTGGGTTTGCTCGAAAGAATGCGTGGTTTCCTAAGAACCTAATTGGATCGCATAGCCTTAAAGCTTGGGGTTATCGGATTGGCTTGAGAAAGGGTGACTTTAAGGATACCAACGACTTTGCTAACTGGTCACAGGAGATGGAAGATTATTGTGCAAAGGACGTAGAGGTAACAAAAAAGCTTTGGGAGAACATAAAGCTTAAGAACTACTCTGAGATGGCTATAGAATTAGAACACAAATTTTTCCAGGCTATTCTTCTACAAGAAAGAAATGGATTTGCCTTTGACAAGAAAAAGGCTGAAGAACTTTATGTTAAAATGGCTAAGCGTAGAGTTGAGCTACAAGCTGAGCTTCAGAAGGTGTTTAGCCCTACCATTGAAAAGATGAAATCTAGGGCTTATCACTTTGGGGATAAAGTTTTTGCCAGCAAAGCGGAAGCCTCAGAAGAGGCTAAACGTTGGGCAAAAGAAAACAACAAAACCCAAAAGGAGGGGCTAAGCCTAATCAAAGATGGAAAACAAAAAGAAAAAACGATCCCATTCAACCCTGGGAGTAGGGAAGAAATTGCGGAAAGGTTCAAAAAGAAGTACGGATGGAAACCACAAGAATTTACTCCCGATGGAAAGCCGAAAGTGGATGAAGCGGTGCTTCAAGTTCTTGCGAATTTGGGCTATGCAGAGGCAAAACCCCTCTTAGAATACCTGCTTCTCCAAAAGAGAATAGGCCAACTTGCCGAGGGTAATGAAGCTTGGTTAAAAATGGTTAAGCCAGGTGGACGTATTCACGGCAGAGTAAATACGAATGGTGCAATCACTGGACGTTGTACTCATTCTAAACCAAACATAGCCCAAGTACCTAGAGTAGGATCTGAATATGGAAAAGAATGTAGAGAATTATTCATTGCTGGAGAAGGCAAGACGTTGGTTGGGGCAGATGCTTCAGGGTTGGAGCTACGCTGTCTTGCCCACTATTTGGCTCGATACGATGGAGGAGCTTACACAAAAGACATCATACAGGGGGATATACACTCCGTTAATCAAGCTTCCGCTGGATTGCCAACGAGGGACTCTGCGAAGACGTTCATCTACGCATTCCTTTATGGGGCAGGGGATGAAAAAATCGGTAACATTATTGGAAAAGGACAAGAAGAAGGAAGACGGATTAAGCGAGAGTTTTTAGACAAGACACCTGCTCTTAAAAGGCTTAAGGAATCAATCGACTACACTCTTAAAGTAAAGGGTTATCTTAATGGGCTAGATGGGCGAAAGCTTCAGATTCGCAGTAGTCACTCCGCACTAAACACTCTCCTTCAGAGTGCAGGTGCTTTAGTGATGAAGATGTCAACGATATTATTACTGGAAAAACTGCAAAAATTAGACTTTGTTTTTGGTACTGATTATGCTTTAGTAGCTCATATCCACGATGAAATGCAACTTGAGTGCAGAGAAGATATTGCGGAAGAAATTGGTAAAATAGCTGTTAAGTCAATCGAAGATTCTGGACAACTTTTTAATTTCAAATGCCCACTAACAGGAGAGTTCAGGATGGGAAAAAACTGGGCAGATACCCACTAAAGTTTAAGTCTATTTCACAAAATGAAATTGCCTACCTTGCTGGTTACACCGATGGAGAAGGGTGCATTGCTGTTATCAACGGCAGAACGCTTATGGTTTCAGTGGAAGCCTGTTATCCGAAGATTATCCGTAGGTATTGTCAATTGTTTGGAGGACATTTTTCTAGATATGATCGGAAAAAGAAAAACACTCGACCCTCTTTTCGTTGGCGAGTCTTCTCTGAAACCGCACACCTGGTTATCCAAACACTACTCCCTTTTCTGCGTGAGAAAAAGCGTCAAGCGGAACTATGCCTCAAGTACTATAATACAAAGAATCCTAGAAAAAGAGCAGAAATTGATCAGAAAATTAGGGAGCTTAAGAAATTAACATACCTATGAGCACAACAATATATATTGATGGGGATATTGTAGCCTACCAGCAAGCGTTTTTAGCAGAACAATCTACTGATTGGGGGGATGATTTCTGGACGCTCCACGCTGATGTTAGGGAAGCACAAAAACGTACCGATGTATTTCTTGATGAGCTAAAGCACACGCTTAAGGCAGATGTTGTGGTTATTGCCGTAAGCGATTCTAAGAACTTTAGAAAGGATGTTCATCCATCCTACAAAGAGCACAGGAAAAAGATGAGAAAGCCTGTAGCTCTTGGGGCAGTTAGGGAGCATTTAATCTACACGTACAAAGCTATTCACTTTCCCAACATTGAAGCAGACGATGTGCTTTCAATTCTTTCTTGTGAGAATGGTGGCATTATTGTTTCCCTTGACAAGGACTTTAAAAGCGTTCCTAGCAAGTACTACAACTGGAACAGGCCAGACGATGGTATTCTTGCTATCACAGAAGAAGAGGCAGACAAGGCTTTTATGATGCAGGTGCTTACTGGAGACATTGCAGATAACTATTCTGGATGCCCTGGAGTTGGACCAAAGAAAGCTGAGAAAATTCTTGAAGGGTTAACCAGTATTGATTCAATGTGGGATGCAGTTAAGAAGGCTTTTAAAAAGGCTGGGCTTGGTGAGGAAGAAGCCCTTGTTCAGGCACGACTAGCAAGGATCTTAAGAAAAGGAGAGTACGACAGGAAGACAGGAAAGGTAAAGTTATGGCAAAGTTCAAATTAAAGACATCCAAAGGTAAAGGTAAAAAAGTATATATTTCTGGTCCAATGACTGGATTACCAGACCTTAATTATCCTTTATTTGACGCAAAAGAAGACGTTTTATTTGAACTTGGATATATTCCTGTTAACCCTGCTAATAACTTTAATAGGGCTAAGGGACATTCAAGAGCCTCTTACCTTAAGTTAGACCTACAGAAACTTTTGTTTTGCGATTACATTTACTTTCTACCAGGATTTGAACAAAGTGCTGGTGCTTTGCTTGAGGCACTGGTAGCTAGGGAATGTGGTATTCCAGTGCTATCTATAGAAGTATGAAACTACTGCTAATACTGCTTTGTTTTGTTTTTGTTGGGTGCTCTGAACAACCAATAGTAACTCAAGATGAGCCAACTCAATATTCTAATGTGCCTACTTATTGGGTAGTTATTGAGCTTCAAAAGGAGGAAGAAAGATGGATGCAACAAAAGAAGTAGTAGTTAAAGATTCTGGTAAAAGACAGAATTTTAAATCTGGTTCAGTAAGGGACAGCAGGGATAAGAAGGGCAGATATGACTTGCTTATGCCTCACGCAATCCACCTTGTTGCAAGGCAACTTGAGGAAGGTGCAATTAAGTATGCTGAGCGTAATTGGGAACTAGGCCAGCCTCTTTCTAGATATATGGACTCAGCTTTAAGACACCTGTTTAGGCATCTTGAAGGGCATAGAGATGAACGTCACGATGTAGCTTGTGCGTGGAATGTGCTTGCTATGATTGAGACAAGCCATAAAATTGAGCTAGGAAAGCTTCCTAAAGAGCTAAACGATCTACCAAAGTAAATTTTATGTCGATTGATAACCAATCATTTCCTCCTATTAGTAAAGCACTTGTAGATGCTCTTGAGGAAAGGTGTCCCGAAAAGTGTCCAGAATTAACAATGACTGAAAAAGAAATTTGGTTTTATGCTGGACAAAGACAAATTGTTCGTCTAATGAAAAAAGCTTACGAGGAACAAAACGAAACTATTTTAAGTAAAGAATAAATATATGGGAATGTCAATGGCATCGATTGCTGGTTCAAGGGCTGTTTTTCGGCCTGTTGGAGTCAGCTTTATTTCTAGACCAAACGCTTTGCCAGTTTCTAGGGTCGCTTATTCTGGACCTCAAATTTCAAGAAACAATCCTGTAGCTGTTAATGCTTTTCGTAACTTTGATACAATGGCTAATAACAGGACATTTACTAGAGGCTATGCCCACCCTTCTACTGGTGGATATAATGAAGCTCACAACACAATGCGTAATCTTGTCCATATGGGAGAAGGGTATCGTGTGAGCGTCCGTGATGCTATGAATCGTGAGCTTGTTCGTCAGAGAAATCAAGCAAATCAGCCCCCGATCATCATTACTCGTCCTAGAGCCGTAGGGGCAACAGGAGGCCAACCAGGAGCAACTGGTGGCGTTGTCAATAATTCCTGGCGTGCCCAGCAAAATAATTCTGGACTTGGGCGTAATAGAGGCTATTCAGGTGGAATGTCGCAATTCGCTATCAACTCTGCCAATTCAGGGTTGAATAGAATGCGATAACAAAAGAAAAGAAAAGGAAACTAATAATATGTGTTTATTCGGTGGTGGTGGAGGTGGAAGTCAACAACCTCAAATAATTTATAAAGATGCTCCCTTAGCTCCTATCCCTGCTCCTATGCCTACATTGATGAATTCTGGAGTAGCCCCAGCTAATGTTGATACCTCAAATGTTACAGATGGTACAGCTAAAAATGTGTCTGGCACTTCGTTATTTAAGATAAATCGTGATCCTAGCGTTGATTCAAGCGAGTATGAAGATCAAGGGCTTGACAGCGGTTTGTATTATTGAGAGTATATAACATATGAATCATTATTCTGCTGTAGCTCTTGGACAAGCTGGTTGCGTTGTTATAACCCAAACTGGAACTTTAATTTCTGCTCCAACTGGACGTTTTTGGGAAGTAGTTCAAGTAATCAATGATGCAAAATTCCATACTCTGACAAACACTATTCGTTCAGGGGATCAAATTGCTAATACTACATCTGGAAGTGCAACTTCAGTCGGTGCTGGTATTTGTTTGTACGGCAACTTCACAGAAATTAGACTTCACTCAGGGGTTGTAGTTGCTTATTTTGGAATCTAACAGGCTAAAGGTATAATATGCCTAGCCTCGGTTCAGGTTTATCGCTCGGTACTCTGAATACAATTCCAGGGTACGACTATGATGCTAATGCTTTTATAAGTTTAGCTGGGATTTCAGATACAGATACAATCTATAATTTAAACGGACAGAAAGCGTTTCGTTTTAATGGAAGCACAAAATTAACTGCTTCTACTTCAGCCCTGAATATAACAGGGGATTCTAGCTTTTCTTTTTGGATAAAGCCTAGTGTTTCAGCTACGGCAAGTGGAGGAAACCAAGTTTTTCTTTCTAAAGGGGCGTATGCGTCTAATGGGTATTATTTTCAAATTCAAGCCACAACTTTAAGATCTAATTTTAATCAATCGGGGTCTAATGCTTATTTTGGCAATAATTCTATGTATATGAATAGTCCACCTGTTCACGATTATACAGAAAAATGGACTCACGTTGTTTTTACTTATAAGTTTTCAACTAAAGTGGCTAAAATTTATAGAAATGGTGCTTTGATGGAAACTTACACTTTTGCTTTTAATCCTACAAGCCCAGGAACTTCTGAGTTTGCTATAGGAGTGCTTAATAGCGGTGGAGGTTCTGAGTATACAGGAAGTATTAGTAATTTAGGTTTTTGGACTACAGAACTAACACAAGCTAACGTAACCTCTCTTTACAATAGTGGAGAAGGACTTTCTTATGAAAATCTTGGATCTCTTACCACAAACTTAACAAACTATTATAAACTTTCTGAAACAACTGGATCTGCTGTGGACAGCGTTAGTGGGGTTAATCTTACCCTTACTGGAAGTAGAGTTCTTGACACAGCACCAATAGGCGTACTTCAAACAATCAACCCAAGAAAACAATTAAATGACTTTATAAAAGGAGCTAAAACTATATTGGAGTCGGCTTGGAATACTTCTATTTTTTGGCCAATGCGTAGTATGCATAATAAATCTTCAGGAAGTATACTTAAGTCTTTTGGTGGTTACGGAAATTACGATGCTACTATGAATTCTCCAAGTTTATTTATTAGAACTAAAAATGGTTTGTTTAGCACACAAAGTGTAAATTCTATTGGAACAACATTTCCTATTGTAGCTGGGACAGCAAGTAGATGTATTTTTTCTTTATGCAGATCTTTTGCAACTCCTAGCTCTTATTCTTTCAATCCAATAGCAATTTCAAGCCCTAATTCAAATAGAATGCTTTTGAGGTCTAATTCTCCAACAACTATGGGTGCTGATTTGTATAATGGTACTTCTTTTGACCAAACATTTCTTGGAGTTACAAGACTTCCTTGGTTTACATTTTCAAGTTTATCTTATTTAAATGGTACTGGTGCGTATTTTAGAAATAATACTTCAGCAGAGGAAAGTGCTGTAGTTAGCAAAACATTTGCTTCAGCCAATCTTGCAATGGGTCGCTACATTGAGTCTAGTGAATTAGGAAATGGACAATATGTTTTAAATGGGTACTCATTAAACCATTTAAGCTCAGGAGTACATACATCATTGTATTCACTTATTAAAGAAACTATTGGATACGGATTAGATCTTGCCTAAATGAGCAAAACAGCTTCGTCTCTATATTCAGAGTTGGAAAGCACACGTGAGTCTTACTTACGAAGGGCTAGAGATTGCTCTGTATTGACCATTCCTACTCTTGTTCCTCCCCAAGGACACAGCAACGCCACTACTTACGAAACTCCTTTTCAAGGTGTAGGAGCAAGAGGAGTAAATAATATCTCAGCTAAGCTTCTGCTAACCCTGTTCCCTCCTAATGCCTCGTTCTTTAGGCTTATGATTGATCCTTACAAGCTGAAAAAGCTTGGGGGTGGCGAGCAGGTTAAGACAGAAATGGAAAAAGCCCTGGCAGAAATTGAAAATGCCGTAGCAAAAGAGGTAGAAACCTCTGCTTTACGTGTTCCAATCTTTGAAGCTCTTAAACATCTTATTGTTTCTGGTAACGCTCTTATTTATTTCCCTGACGATGGTGGAATGCGGGTGTTTAAGCTTGAGAACTACGTTGTAAAGCGTGATCCGTTTGGAAACGTACTTCACATTGTCACAAAAGAATCTATTGCTCCTTCTGCCCTTCCTGAAGAGGCTAGGAAGCTACTAGAAACTTCAGAATCTCAGGAATATAATGAGGATTATTCTCACGAAAACTCTGTAGACCTTTTTACGTGCGTTCATAGGAGGGATAACAAGTGGGAAGTTTACCAGGAAGTAAACAAACAAATCATTCCAGAGTCTGAAGGTGAATACGCTATTGATAAATGCCCATTTATACCTCTTCGCTATAGCCGTGTGGATGGTGACGATTATGGGCGTGGACTTGTTGAAGAATACCTTGGAGATCTTAGGTCACTAGAAGCCCTTACCCAAGCCGTTGTCGAGGGTTCTGCTTGTGCTTCTAAGGTATTGTTCCTGGTTAACCCTAACGGCACTACTAAAATTAGGTCACTTTCGGACGCTAAGAATGGGCAGTTTGTTAGCGGTAACGTAGTCGATGTTAATGCCCTTCAGCTTCAGAAGTATGGTGACTTTAGGGTAGCTAAAGAAGTGATGGCAGAGATACAGACAAGGCTTGCCTTTGCGTTCCTTTTAAATACTTCTATCCAGCGGGATGCTGATCGTGTAACTGCCCAAGAAATTCGGTTTATGGCTCAGGAGCTAGAAACGGCTTTAGGTGGTGCTTATTCAATTCTAAGCCAAGAGTTTCAGTTGCCTATGGTTTCTAGACTTATGGAACGGATGAGCCGATCTGGTAGGCTTCCCAAACTTCCTAAGAACGATCTTATCCGTCCTCTTATTGTTACAGGTGTGGAAGCTCTTGGCAGAGGAAATGATCTTACAAAGCTTGACCTTTTCCTTTCAGGTTTAGCTCAGATTTTTGGTCCTGAAGCAATGATGCAATACGTCAATGTCGAAGATTACCTAAAACGTAGGGCTACTGCTCTTAATATTGATACTGAAGGTCTGGTCAAGTCAGCAGAAGAAATGCAAGCACAAAAGCAACAAGCTCAAGCTTTGCAGTTGACAAGGGAATTAGGTCCACAGACAATCAAAGGAATATCTGATGTAGCAGGTCAAGCAATGCAACAGCAGATGGAACAGCAACAACAACAATAAAAAGGAGAAAATAGAATATGGAAAGTGTACAAGTTCCCGCTAATGAAACTGGTCCTGAAGCACCAGTAGAACAACCCCAGCAGGGAGGTGCTCAAGCTGAGCGTCCTAGTTGGTTACCAGAAAAGTTTAAAAGCCCTGAAGAGATGGCTAAATCCTATGGTGATTTAGAGAAACGTCTTGGTGGTGCTAACCAACAGCAACAACAAGAGGAAGCCCCTGCTGACCAACAGCAGAAAGACCAACCTGCTCCTGACCAGGAAGATAACCAGTTTGCTCAGCAATGGGAAAACCAGTTTTCTGATTTCAGCAAGGAATACTCTGAAAAAGGCCAACTAAGCGATGATTCGTTTAAAAAGCTTAAAGAGATGGGCTACCCTAAACAGGTAGTTAATGCTTATATTGAAGGTCAGAAAGCCCTTGCTGAGCGTGGTACGCAAAGCTTAATGACTGATATTGGTGGGCAAGATGGATTTAAGGAAATGCACGATTGGGCTACACAAAACCTTACTCAGGATGAGATTGATTCTTATAATTCCATCCTTGATACAGGGGATCAAAGGCAAGCTTCCTTTGCAGTAAAAGGGATGTTTGCTCGCTACAAATCAGCTTCTGGTAACAAGCCTAAGCTGGTTAGTGGAAGCCAAACCAGGGGTTCAACCCAGACGTTCCGTAGCATTGCTGAAATGACTAGGGCTATGTCTGATCCTCGGTATAAATCAGATCCAGCCTTCAGAAAAGATGTTGAACGTAGGCTAGAAAATAGTAAGATTCTCTAAAAGAAAGGTACACTAAAAATGACTAAAGAAGTAATTCAATCGTTGGCTCGGCACATTCTAACTGCCATTGGTGCTATTGTGGTATCTAGGGGTTTTGTGGTTCAATCCGATTCAGAGGCTATTGTAGGTGGAGTTGTTGCCTCTATTGGCTTGGGATGGTCTGTTTGGGATAAATTCAAGAATAGGAACTAAACCAATGCTAGGGGCTATTTTAGAAGCCCTGGTAATGGTTATATACCGAATTATTAAGGGGGAGGCTCAAGATGCTTCAAAACCACCTAAAGCTGAAGAACTTGGGCCTCCTCCTCTTTTTGTTAGGGATAGGTGGAATTCAAGGGTGTGCGACTTTATCAGAGGCAAAGAAGGTAGTAATAGTTCAGGAAAGTGATGCTTTGTTTAAAATTGGACCTGACGTAAGGGGAAGGCTTTACTTCTGGAATGGTAAAGAATGGGAGCTATCTCAGAACGAAATAAAATTACCAGAAGGATGGTTGACAGGTCCGTTAAATTCCACTAATAAGCCTAAATAAGTTTTTGAAAGTAGGATCAGTCAAGTAAGCTCCAGCCCCTCTACGGAGGGACAACTGAGAAGAAGAAAGCGGGTATCCGAATCAAAAATGAGTTAAGGCCGATAGGCTTTGACACGTTTGATTAAACAACCCGAAAGGAATAAAACAAAATGGCTACTACTGCTAACTCACGTGCTGGTCTAGTGAATAACACTGGAACAGACTACACAAATTTGTTCCTCAAGAAGTTTGCTGGCGAAGTGCTGACTACCTTTGAAACCGAAGCGGTTTTCAAACCTCTGCACGTTGTCCGAACCATTGAGAGTGGCAAATCTGCTCAGTTCCCTATCACTGGAACTGCTAACACTGCATATCACACCCCTGGTGACAACATCCTGTCTGACGGATCTTATCTGTCGGCAATTGGACATAACGAACGCACAATCAACATCGATAACTTGCTCCTGTCGAGCACGTTCATCCCTAAGATTGACGAAGCTATGAACCATTACGATGTTCGTTCCATCTACACCGAAGAGATTGGTCGTGCACTGGCGAAACGATTCGACCAGAACATTGCCCAACTCGTAGCTCTTGCTTCTGGTGCTTCTGCTACTGCCCCAGGAAAAGCTGGTGCTGGATCAGTTGCTGTCGCAAGCACAACTGGCACAACTACTGGAGTTGCTTCTGATGGTGCTAACATTGCCAAAGCGATCTATGATGCCGTTGTGCTCCTAGACAAGAACGATGTTCCCGATGACGGACAACGTTTCTGCGTCTTGAGTGCAGGTAACTACGCTCGCCTTGTGCAGTACACTGGCAACCCCGATAAACCTACGGCTCTTGGTAGCTTTGCCAAGAACTCGGTTATGGAACTTGCTGGTGTTAAAATCATCAAGAGCAATAATCTTCCCAAGGGAACGATTAGCTCTGTGACAGGCACTAACAACACTTACAATGGTACGTTTACCACTGGTTCTGGTGTTGATCACCTTGGCCTTGTGTTCCACAAGAACGCAGTAGGTACTGTGAAACTTCTCGACCTAGCAGTTGAGTCCGAATATCGGATTGACCTGCAAGGGACGTTGATCGTTTCTAAGTATGCTATGGGTCACGGAATTCTTCGCCCCGAATGTTCGGTGCGTTTAGTTCCTTCCAGCTAATAGTATCTTATAGAAAGCCTCTGCAAGTCCTCTGATCTAGCTTCTGGATAAAATATTAATTGTTGGGCTAGTCCCACTACTTACTTATTCCAGTTCAAGTTAAATCAAGGCTTGCAGAGGTTTTTCTTTTTTGCTAGAACACTTATATGGCTTCTGCTCCAACTACAAAACTTCAAGCCATCAATACGATTCTCTCTTCAGTGGGAGAATCCCCGATTACTTCTATCGATTACGTTTCTGATTCAGCTAGTGCAACGATTGCTTCCAATATTCTCGATGAAGTAGATCGTAGTCTTCAAAGCCGTGGATGGAGTTTTAACACGGATCTTGGCAAAACTCTTACAAGATCAGCAGACACTTCTATTGCTGTATCAGCAGACACGATAAGAGTAAATATCTCTGAAATTACATACCCAACTATAAAGTTAGTTCTTAGGGGAACTAAACTATATAACGCAAAAACATCTTCCTATTTATTTTCTCAAAACCTAATAGCTGACGTAGTAACTTTTCTTGATTTTGAGCTTTTGCCTGAACCAGCTAGAAACTACATTGTAGTAAGATCTTCTAGGCTTTTCCTTGTAAGAACACGCCCAGAGGAGGCTCAAGCAAAGCTTATTGAGGTAGATGAGCAACTTGCCTTTGCCAATCTTCTAGAATACGAAGTACGCACTGGAGAAGACTCTAATTTTTCGAACTATTCTACTGAGCTAGATGCTCTTGGAATTAATCAGTCTATATTCCTCGCTTCTCCTGTAGATGATAAATTAAAGTTAATCCAGGCTTCTGCTACTAACCTTACTGAACGTCAAGGAAGGCTTTATTACCAGAATCGTATTCAAAGCAAGACAACCCTTGCTAGTGACACTTTTGATACTTATCGGACGCAGTTCAATCGTCTAGGTCTTACTGAAAAGGAGTTTCTTGCTCTAGATCCTCTTCAAAAAGAGGAAGCCCTGGTCATTGCAAAGGGAACTACTACTAATAGCGATTCAAGAGCTACTCAGTTTAATACAACTAACATCCAAACAAACCTACGTAAGCTTGGCGTAACCTTTGTAGATTTCCTTAAGCTTCCCAGAGAACAGCAACAGCTTATGCTGGATGGTGCTTCTGGGTTAGATAATATTATAGCTAGTCAAGCTTCCGCTATCACTACTTTTGAATCAATTAATATTTACGGAAAAGCAGTAAACCAAGCATTAAGGTATTTGGGAATTGCTCCTATTTCTAGTTTTACTACTTCTGACACTGGATACCATTCTTTAAAGATTATAACTGAAATTGATAATTTGATACAAGCAGAAGGATGGCATTACAACACTGAAAAAGGAATTATACTATCACCCGATAATAATGGCTATATAGAACCATTTAACTTCACAGCATATCCTGTTCTAAACTTTGATGCTGATAAGTACGAGGATTTTAAGCATAATATAGTTCTTCGTGACACTTATTTGTATAATGTGGCAAAACAAACAGAAGTTTTTACAGGTAAGGTGAAAGGAGATTTAGTTCTTAAAATAGATTGGCAATTCTTGCCTCCAATATTTCAACGTTACATAGTAATAAGAACAGCTAAAGAACTAGCTGGAATCTTGGGTAAGCCTCAGTATATGCAACCCCTAGCTATTGAGGAATCTAGGGCACGTATGGAAGCTATTCAGTATGATTCTGAGAATGCTGACTATAGTATGTTTGATACTTACGATGTAGCTAGGGTTTTGGACAGGTCTACAGGCAATTCTTCTATAGCGTATTGATATGCCTAATATCATTGCTAACATCCCGAACTTTGTAAGTGGGGTAAGCCAGCAACCTCGTACAATGAGGTTTCCCTCCCAGGCAGAGGAGTCTGTTAATACGTACCCTTCAGTTGTAGAGGGGCTTACTAAACGTCCTCCATCCCAACATATTAAAAGACTTCTTACTCCTACTACTCAAGCTTCTTCTAATTCTTCTTCCCACTTTATTGATCGGAGTGAAACAGAAAAATACATAACTGAGATTAGAGAAGGTAAGATTAGAGTTTGGGATTTAGATGGGACTGAAAAACTTGTTTATTATGGAGGGGCAACTCCTGACCTTACTCCTCCAGCTTCAGCTTCAGCATATCTTACAGGAAACACAGATGATTTTAAGATGCTTACTATTGCTGATTACACGTTTGTATTAAATAAAACAGCCTATCCAAGATATACTTCAAATTTAGTCACGCAATCTATTTTTAGTACAACAAAAAATAGAAGAATTAAAGTGGCGATGATAACATTTAAACAGCTTACTGAAAGATGTACAATAAACATAAGAATAGGCACTAACCCTGTTGTAAGTGGGGCTGGCGTAAATAGGCTTACACTATACACAATTTCTAATACAACCTATATGACTACCCAGGGGGCAGACCAAGCAAACGACACTTTTTTTCGTACTAGTAGAATTGATAATTACGGAGCTACTACAAGTTTATTTTCAGGCTTTTGTGAACTTAACAACCTTATGCTACAAACGGACGGAATGGCTCAAGAGATGAGGAGTATGTGGACAAATGGTTCACCTGCAACTGCAACCGCAAATGGAACTGGAACTGCTACCAATATTGCGAATGCAACAGGCGTATCTGGATGGAGTTATACAAATCAAGGATCAACCTTGATATTATGGAATACGGCTACAGGCACTCCGAACACTACAGGTTTTGACGCAAATGGAGATGTAATATGGGATATTTCCGTGTCCGATAGTGCAAGCGGTGCATTAATTCAATTAAATTGGGAAGAGGTTCAATCTTTTTCTGAGTTGCCAAGAAACGGAGCAAAGGGAATTATCTATAAAATTATAGGCTATCCCCAAGACATAGGCGATGAATATTGGGTAAAATTCGATTTTCCTAGCAGTTCAGTAGTTCAAGGAGAAGGGCTTTGGAAGGAAACAATAGCCCCTGGTGAATATTATGAAATTGATTCAGCTACAATGCCTTGGGCACTGGTGCGTCTTTCTAGCGGTAATTTTGCTTTCACTCCTTTAGACGGAGTATCTAGAAGCTGGGGTGGATCAACATATCAACCTCCAAAATGGACTAATAAGATTTGTGGCGATAGCGAGACAAACAAAAATCCATCTTTTTTAAATTTACCTTCTCAATCTCTCAAAAGAATTAATGATATTTTCTTTTATAAAAATAGACTTGGGTTTTTATCGGAAGAAAACATTATATTCTCCGAATCTGGAGAGTACTTTAATTTCTTTAAAACAACTATTACACAAAATCTAGACACAGATCCTATTGATATTGCATCTAGTTCGGTAAACGTATCTAATCTAAATTACGCTATTCCGTTTTTTGATCGATTGCTTCTCTTTTCCGAAAACTCTCAGTTCAGCTTAATTGGCACAGATAATTTAACAGCAAAAACGGCTTCTATTCAAATTACAACTAATTTCTCTGCTATTCCAGAAGTTGCTCCTGTTGGTACAGGGAAAAATGTTTATTTTCCTTACTTCAAAGATAGCTTTTCTGGAGTTAAAGAATACTTCCTAAATCCAGAAAACGGATATATGGATGCTAATGAGATTACACTAAACATTCCTAAGTATATTGAAGGTAAAATATCTAAAATAACTGCGTCTGATACAGAAAACGTATTAGCAGTTTTGACAAAGAAAACTTTTGGTGATTCTTCTGTAAACAATGTTATTTATATCTATAAATACCTAAACGTAGGGTCTGAAAGAGTCCAAGGGGCTTGGTGTAAATTTATGTTTGGTCCAGCTACTAGAATTCTTAATATATTCTTTAAGAAAGAGAATCTATACCTTCTTATTGAAAGAAAAGAGGATTCTTACTCTCTGTACCTTGAAAAAATTGATTTTCAGTCTTTTCAAACAAAATCATACCTTCCATATATGCCTCGTATCGACAGGATGGTTACAATTTGGCCAGACAGCACTTATAATTTATCTGGAACTACTAGTACTTATAATTCAGGTACAGACACTACGGCTATAACTTTGCCATTAAACTACGCATCCCAATTGCCTACAATTGTAGCTGGAGCTTCGCCAGAAGTAGATTCCTCTGTTCGCTTGCTAGGAGATGGTAATTCTTATTTATACTCATCTAATTCAGATACTTTTTATAGGTCTACTTTATCTTCCCATAATTTTACAATTAGCGGTTATTTTAAGCCTACTTCAATAAGTAACCAAATTATTTTTGAATTAGATAAAGGGGTAAATGATAACTGGAGAGCAGTTCAGCTTGCGATAGAAGGAGGAAAATTAAGGGTTTTTAAGAAAGTTGATTTAAATTATGGATGGACAGCGATTACAGCAAATGATGTTATTGCTAATTCTTGGAATTTCTTTACTATTACTTCTGTAACAATATCAACAAACACATATCTTTATATTCAACTTAATGGTGGAACATCTGCTAACGTTTTTGCCTCTGAATTTTCACAAGCATCTGCATACTTGGGTATAGGATCTTACAATTTCTCTGATTTTAACGGAAAACTTGACAACATAGCAATTATAAGTACCGCATCTTCAACTATTCAAAGCAATTACTACGCATCCTATGGTCCTACTATGTCTACTCTTGCTTCTTCTGCTAACGGAGCATTTTCAAACGCTAATAAGTACACTCCAGAATCCAGAAACATTCAGTACCAAAAACTTAATATGGATTTTGGGTCAAACCTAATAAGCTACTTTACGTTTGACGATGAGAATCCAGACCTAATTACTGACATTAAATCAAAAGCAATCGTATTTGATAAAATCAAAAACATTCATTTAAATCAAGAGCAAGTTCTATATTCAAAATCTACACTAGATGTTGTGCCTTTAATAAGTTCTACGATTTCTGGTTCAGGATCAAGTGCTGTCACTATCATTACAATACAAGGGCAACTGAGCCAATATGCTGGTCCAATTTACGTGGGCATCCCTTATCCTATGATTCACACCATAACTCCAGTAGCCCTACGTGCTCCAGGGCAAAAGGGAGGCCAGATCTTGGTATCCAGTGGTAATTACCAGCTAAAGTATGGGTATATCTCGTATACAAACTCAAAGCAGTTCTCCATTGCGGTTACGTCTGGTGATGTAGCTCAAGGTAACTCCTACAACTACGACTTTGTAAACAACGGCTCACTTAAGTCTGGTACTTACCGCTTCCCATTGTTCTTGCGGTCTGATAACTGCTTCTTAACCCTATTAAACAACTCCCACTACCCCTGTTGTTTTGTCTCTGCTGACTTTGAAGGCACACTCACAAATTCATATCAAAGGGCTTAACTCTTCAACCTTTTGGAACTATAAAAAACAAAAGTGTTTGATTAGAAAGGCTAAACCTGGAGATGGCTTATCTCTTGGGCCTAGATTGCGTAAAGTTGACCTAAGAGAGGTCGAAGCTTACTCAAAAGAACCTGCTGAAGATCAGCTTGAAGATGCAATAAAAATATACGGAACACACACTTATACCCTTGAGTTTGAAGGACTTATAATTGCTATGTTTGGTGTAGTACCTTATTCTGAGTTTGCTGGCATAATCTGGTTAGTTGGATCAGATGATATTTTAAAAATTAAAATTCCTTTCTTGCGTAATTGTAGATTGTGGCTAGAGGCATTTAGTGAGCTTTATCCACTTTTGTTCAATGTCGTTAGCAAACAAAATGACTTGCATATTACTTGGTTAAAGTGGATGGGCTTTGTTTTTATTAATGAACACAAAGAATATGGTCTTAATAAAGAACCATTTATAGAGTTTGCAAAGATAAGGAAGTAATTTATGTGTGCACCAGCAGTACTCCCAATTGCTCTTAGCTTAGGTCAATTCGCTATTGGTGCGGTCAGTAGCGTAATGCAGTACCAGGGGCAGAATCAAATTGCCAATGACCAAGCACAATACCAAGCAAACCTCGCTAGCCTTGAACAGGAACGTTCTATTCGAGAGCAGAACCAGCTTCAGCAACAATATAGTCAGGAATCCCTTTCGAGACAGATGCAGTTATCCCAAGAGAGAGAAGCTACTGCTAGGGAGCTTATGGGAGTGTCTAAAGAAGCTAGAGCAGTGCGTTCTAAGATAAAGGTTGCTTCTGGAGAAGCTGGAGTGCAGGGAGCTTCAATTGAAGGCTTACTAGATGAGGTTACCCGCCAAGAGTTGGGATACTTTGAGGCTCAAGCAAGGCAGAGTCAGTTAAAAGACCAAGCCTTTAGTCTGAATGCTCAAAACCTAGCCGATGCCCGAAGAACCAACTCATCCAATGCCTTGTTTGGTTCACAGATGCGTATTGCAAGCATTAACAGGCCAATAGAGAAGCCTTACTTATCGGTCTTAGCGACTAACCTATTTAGCCAAGGTCTATCGGCTTCCAACAGCTACTTTTCGAACAAATACTACCAAACCTATGGTGCTGGTTCAGGTCAGACTACAGATCTTGTTAGCGGTCTTTTTGGGGTTTAAGTTATGGCTGAAGAGAAAATTGTTCCTCGGAGTGGCAGGTCTGCAACAGGGTTAGAGGGACAAGCCCCAACTATCCGTCCAGTTGCTTCAAGCATCCAGCCTTCTCAGTTCTCTGCTCCTCCCCAGGTTGAGTGGACAGCACCTTCTAGGTCGAACGCTAATGAGCTACTCCAGGTGTCGGAAGCACTTTCAGAACTTAACCCTCAGTTAAAAGCTTTTGGTACTGCCTATGTTCGTGACCAAGCAGTAGAAGCTAAGCTTTCAGAAAGGATTGCTCAGGAAGATGCAAATATTCTTGGGATTGAGAAAGCTAGAGAGATTGGGAAGAAGGATGTAAAGCAGAGCATTGCGGAAGGAATTATTAAGGCAGAGCAGACTCCTCAGTACTACACGGCTTTACAGAAGCTATCTGCTCAGCGTGTGGCTAAGAGTGATTACTACAATTTTGTTTTAAACTCTAAAGACCAGACAAACGGCTCTCTTAAGTATGCTGATCGCTTGAACAATCCGATGAATACTGAAGACCCTTATTCAGTACTAGAAGAAGCTTCCAACGAATGGCTAAATAGCAATTCTAACAACTCACAGATTTTTAATAGCTCCGCAAGGGAACAGATCTTAAAGATTAATGAGGGCATTGCAGAGCAATCCGTTAAAATTAGGTGGAACGGAAGGCAAGGGAAAATGGAGGAGCTTCTTTCTCAAGAAGGACAAGACATTCTATTTGATACAAACCTTCGTGATGAGGACAAGCAAGCCCAGGTTCAGCAATGGCTAACACGTGTGTCTAACGCAAACGTTCCTAATGTTTTTAACAAATGGGCAGAAGGATCGCTTCAGCCTTATATTTTAAGACTAGCCAAAGACAATCCAGATGGTGCTCGTAGTGAGCTTCAGAAGTACGAAAGCATTCCTACCCAGACAGGTGCTAAGCTCGGTGCTGGTGGCAACTTTGGTGTGTTTCAGGGCTTGTATTCACGAATTGATGCAATAGAAGAACAAGCAAATAACAAGAATGAACAAAATAGGACAGATAGAATCTATGCTATTCAAGATCACGCTTTAAATATTGGTTATAAATATCTAGGTGAAGTTGAAGATCCTAATGACTTGCTCGATCCAGAAATTCAGAAAAAAATGCTTAACGATCTTGAAAATATTCCTATGGCAAATGGTGGATCGTTTTCTCTAAAAGAAAATCCAACATATGCTGGTCAAGCAAGAGCAATGCTTTCAGAACAAACACAAAAACTTGTTAAAGACCAGTACAGGGAAGATCCAGAATCTCTTGGGGAGCTTAAGATTGCCCTTCAAAAAGGAGATATTGAAACGGCAGAGGGCATTGTAGAATTAATTGACGAAAAGCGTGGTTGGGGAAGAAATGCTACCAATAGCAGACCTTTTGCTATGATTGAGATTCAAAAGCTTAGGGATGGAGTTGGATTAGCAAAGAATCCTTACGTTGTTGACTCTGTAGATAAGATTGAAAAGGTTGTCGCAACAAACATTACTCAGCTAGATGGAAATAAAGGAAGCGAACTTGTTGGCCAAACCTTACTATCAACAGCAAGCCGACCTGTAATTAACCAGAAGATTCAAGACAAGCTTCGTGTTATTATTGAAGAAGAACGAAAGACTAGCCCAAATAAGTCAGATGCTGAGATTATCCAGGGTAACATTCAGAAAGTCGCAGTAGAAGCACAGACTGAAGTGTTTAAAGATGCTCAAAGTAAGTATGAAAAGCTATCTAATTCAATTGAGAAATCTAAGAGTGCTGAAGCAAGTCTGAGGTCAGATCAAATTAACATTCCAGAAGGATTTATTGGAGAGTTATTTAAGGAGAAAGAAAGCTACAACGGACAGGCATTTGAAAGTCCATCAGTTCTAAACAACAGGTATCGGGCTAACGCAAAGCGTAGGCTTATTCTTCGTGATGCAGGTCTTGACGAAAACTCTCCTGGCATTACTCAGCAAGATCGTATGGCTATTTCAGCCATTAAAGAACAAGACGAAAAGATTTATGGTCAGATTAACAAGATCCTTCCTCTTTTGGCTAAAGACATTATTGAAGGAAAGGTAGATGTCCCAGAAAGTGCAATGCTTATGGATGGGGGAGGCTTTGGTTTTGTTGCACCACAATTAAAAACAATTAAATACAAGGATGAGGAGCTATCTAAGAAAAAGGATCAATATTGGGATTTAAAAATTATTGGTGGGTTCTCCCCCAATGAAATAGCAAAAGGCAAGACAGAAGAAGGGCTTCCTATTCCCTTTAACGTTGCTGGTGGACCAGGTAAAAATTCAGTAGACCAAGCAAATTCTTTTGGCGAGCGAGTAAAGGCATTTTCAACTCACTTTCAATCTTTGTCTCAAATGAATGAGTTAGTTAAAGAATATCAAGCGGGGAACAAAGATAATGCCCTTGGAGGAATCTTTAAAAGGCTTGAACTAAACACTGACGATGAACAGGATTCTTATATGCAACAGCAAACTTATCTGCTAGGAATTTACCGATGAGATTTAATAGTGTAGAAGAAATCCAACAAAGTTTGGCAGACCAAAATGTTCCGTTTGCAATGCCTTCTTCAATTCCAGTTGATCCTAACCAGATGGCTATTGATCCAGCTATGCCTGGTCAACCTGCAATGCAACCCCCTGTTGACGCTACTGCCGATGAGCCTTCTCTAATTGCCGATCTAGCTCTTGCTCCTATCCGTGGAGTTTTAGGTGCAACAGAAAGTGTAGCTGACCTTGTAACTCTCGGTAACTTACCAGAGGGAACAATCAATCGGCTTGGACATTCTAAAACAATGGCAGGTAGTGTTGTAGAGAATGCAACAGACTTTCTTGTTGGATTTACCCCTGTATTTGGATGGCTAGGAAGGGCTTCTAAGCTAGGCAAACTAGCTAAGCTTGGTAAAGTGGGTAACTACATTGCTAAGTCTAATGTAGCAAAAGGAGCAATTGCGGGTGCTGTAGCTGACTTCTCTGTTTTTGATGAGCACCAAGAGCGTCTATCTAACCTTATCGAATCCGTTCCGCAACTACAGAATCCAATTACTGAATACTTGGCTTCTGACCAGGAAGATTCAATCTTTGAAGGAAGGCTAAAGAATGCCGTAGAAGGTCTGCTTGCTGGTGGAGTTGTCGATGGTCTTATTAGCGGAGTAAAAGCACTTAGAGGTGCTAAAAGGGCTGTAGAAGCAGGGGATTTGACCCTAGCTGAAAGCCTCCTTGCTAAAGCTGGAGATGATGTAGATGTAAAGCTTAAACAAGAATTTGGAGAAGTAGATGAACCAGCATTTATTGGAAAAGAAGAAACAGATAGAATAAACGCAAGGGAGGATCGCCTTTACGATATGCCTGGAACTGATGGGCGTGGGAATGCCCTAATGACCGCTGAAGAACTAGGAGTCCCAAAAGGAACTGCCTCTGTTAGTTCTGCACCCTCAAGTGGTGGCGTATTTAACGATAAGTCTCAGCTAGAAGCCTCTACGTTCCTTGGTAATCTCCCTAAAACAGGAAGAATTGTAGATATGGCAAATAGCCCAGAAGGGCTAGATATGACTTCTATTGAGAAGATTCGTGAAGCAGTTAGTGGTGATGCTGGAAGACCTATTGTAAACATCTTTCTTAATT